CTTGCAGACACACATTGAAAACTTTGATGGAGAAGACAGATGAATGATTTAATTGAACGCTTACGGCTGGGTGATGGTACAAGCCCTGACCACTTGCTGTTACTTGAAGCGGCAGATGCGCTGGAAAAGCCTGTGGGATGGATAGACAATAAAGGAAACATGATTTGCACAAAAATAAATGAATCTTGCAAACCTCTCTACACCACTTCACCCCAGCGCCCGTGGGTAGGGCTGACAAGGGAAGAAATCTATGCTTGCGATGAAGAATGCAATATTCCACAGTATGACATTACAAATGCAGACTTGCAATCATTTGCCAAAGCCATTGAAGCCAAACTCAAGGAGAAAAACACATGACCAAACCAGAAGCCATTCAAGCCCTCAAGCTGCTATCAGCACTGGAGTCTTGGGCCATGAGCAACAAGGGCCTGCCCGACTACCTGCACGAAGACATCCAGACCAACATGGAAGTCTTGGAACGAATTATTTTGGAGACAAACAAATGAGAATTATCGGAATTGACCCCGGCGCAACTGGCGCAATCGTACTGTTGGAGAACGGCACACCCATCGAGTGGCTGGACATGCCCACCACGCGCACCGGCACCACCACCCGCGTGGCTGCTGCTGCACTGGCCCACTGGATCGAAGACGCCCACGCAGACCACGTATACGTCGAATCTACGCACGCAATGCCCGGCCAAGGGGTGACATCCATGTTCAACTTTGGACACTCCTGCGGCACCGTTATGGGCGTTCTGGGTGCTATCAGCATGCCCCACACCATGATCACACCGCAGGCTTGGAAAAAGGCCGCAGGCTTGATCGGTACGGACAAGGATGGAGCCCGAGCCCGCGCCATGCAACTGTGGCCGTCGTGGCGTGAACTGGACAAGAAAGGCAAGGGCCAAGCACTGGCCGACGCAGCCCTGATCGCTTTATATGGAGGCAAGCAATGAAAGCCGTGTACGACATCGCAATCCGTGGCCTATCAGCACTGGGCATGTTCGCCGTGGTGATGTTCCTGCTGGGTTACACCTACGCATCCATCCCACTGGTGTTGCAAAAGACCTGCACGCCGTCCTTCATTGATCGGATTTTGAAATGAACCTACCAGCAGGTAACCCCAACCTTATGCGCCAGAACCCCACGTCGCAACTCGCCGCTGTGCCCAACAAGCTGGGCGACAAGAACTCATCCCGGTACGTCCGTGGTGGATACACGCCGCGCCAACGTGATGATCACGAGGCCCTGCCACCCAGCATCAACATCTGGCAGCAGCCGGTGTACGTGCCCGAGAACATGGCCCCAATTCGCAGTGGCGCAAATGATTTTTTGAACTACAAAAGCAGAGGTGTGTGATGACCGGATTCGCAAGCAAGCGCCAAGCGGCGTGGGACAAGTTCGCAGACCCTTGGAACGGGACTGGGTTGTGGCAAGAGATTGAAAGCGCTTTGGCCCATCAACCACAGCCAACGCAAGAATCCAAGGATTTGACAAATAAAAACCACCCAATTGAATACACGGAACACGTGGTCATTGGTAGAAACCCAGATCACGGGTATTGGTTGACTGAGGTGGAAGCTGTCACCAACTTTGCATGGCAATTAGAAAAATTCTTAAAGGGCGCAGAAGGCAAGCTGTTGTTTGTTCGTCGAGCACCAAAACTAGAACGCCATAAAGTGTTTGATCTGGACAAACCTGTTTACTACATGATCGGTAGATTTTCAATTGGGCAACTCAAGGACAAAAATGCATGAAGGCACTCTGGCCCGAACGCATTCGATCCTTGCTGCGCCGGGAGGATGACGGCCTCACCGTCAACTACATTGCAGAGGAACTTGATGCCCCTTCTAAGTCCATAGCCAAGGCTTTGGAGCGCATGCCTGACGCCTACATTGACCGGTGGACGGAAGCCGGGAACTGGAGTCCACACCAAGCGGTATGGTGCGTAGTGGCAGTGCCAGAAAACTGCCCGATGCCAACAAAGAAAAAACCATGACTGACATTTCACAAAAATCAATCAACGATGCCGTGGACTACATCTACAGCCACGGCCACAAGTACGCCAATGCCAAGGGTGAACTCACGTACTTGGAAGAGTTCCGAAAGTCCAAGAAAGCCATGCTGATGAAGACCGCGCTGTCCAACGGCATCGCCAAGTCCTCAGCAGCAGCCGAAATGGAGGCATACGCCGACGTGGCCTACGTGGAGCTACTCAAGGGCATAGCAGCCGCTACAGAGGCCGCAGAGGCCCTACGCTGGGGTTTGGTCGCCGCTCAGGCCCGGATCGAAGTTTTTAGAACCATTGAAGCTAGTAATCGGATGATGGACAGAGCATCCATGTAGAATTATGTTGTGGCTACCTTTAGCGGGGGAAAAGCAGATTGAACCACTGTCTGCCACAACTTCTTTGGTTCGCATGCAAGGTTCAACATGATCGACTATATTCGAGAACACTTCCGTTATGAAAACGGAAGCTTATATCGCACCACCAATCGCGGCGGTCAAAAAATTGGCGATAAAGTTGGGTGGCTGACACACTGCAACGGGAGGCCATACTGGAAATTCAGTATGGGCGGAAAGACAACCTACCTGCATCACGCAATTTTTGTGATGCACCACGGGTACAAGCCAAATTACATCGACCACATCGACGGTGATTCCACAAACAATCGCATCGAGAATTTGCGTGCCGCAACACAAAGCCAGAACGCTGGCAATAGCGCAATGAGCAAAAACAACACCAGTGGCTACAAGGGTGTCACCTATCTCAAAGACACTGGAAAATGGAAGGCCGCCGTCATGATCAACAGAAAGCACATCAGTCTTGGTTCTTACGCCACCATAGAAGAGGCTCACGAGGCCTACAAGGCTGGCGCGGCAAAACATTTCGGCGAATTCGCAAGGGCGGTTGCATGAACGGCACCTACACCGCCAAGGAACGCGCATGGGTAGGGCTCGTCAAAGAACTCCCATGCAGCGTATGCGACGAGGCTGGCCCGTCTGACGCCCACCACATTAAGCAAGGGAACCACTACACCGTGGTGGCCCTGTGCAAGTCCTGCCACCAAGGTTCTATGCTGGGCTGGCACGGCCAGAAGCGCATGTGGAACCTCAAAAAGATGGACGAAATCGACGCCTTGAACGTCACGATCCAGAGGGCGGTCGAGGCCATGAACGCATGAAAAGTGGAGTCGACTCCACTCATTAGGGTAAATACTTAGAAAATAAATGAAAAAAAGTGTGGATAGGTGTTCCAAAGTGCTTTAACTTGGTGTTAGAATTCCACTCACTGCAAGATCGCAGGTTATTACCAAGGATTACGAAATGACCACAATCACTACCACCCCTGCTTCCGCTGACCAACTCGGAACCCTGCTGGCCCAGATCGCAGAGCTGACCAAGCAAGCAGACGCAATCAAGGACGCCATGAAAGATGTTGCATCCAAGGGCGAGGCCAAAGTCTTCGAGGGCGCACTGTTCAAGTCCACCTACTGCGAAGCAAATCGCACCGTGGTTGACTACAAGAAGCTGGTTGCCGACATCGGTGTGGCCGACAGCATCCTTGCCCAGTACACCAGCACTACCGCTGTGTTCAGCATCAAGACCACCTCACGCTAAACCAACGGGGCTTCGGCCCCATTACTGGAGATCATCATGGAAGACATTGAAACAATCATCTACACAGAGTGCGACGAACGCCGCCGTATCTCCGTATCAAACTACGACAACGGAGTTTTCCTAAGCATCCAAGGAACGGGCTTCACTTCTTATGCCGTAATCAACAAAGATGAGGCCATGCAATTGGTTAAGGGCTTGCAAGCCATTTTGGAGGCAGCATGAACACGCAACTGCCCCCTCACTCCAAGATCAGCTACCCATCGGTGCCCAATGACACCTTCAAGTGGAGCAGCGGCTCCGACGTTCAGGCAACATGGCGCAAATATGGCTGGACTCCACCAAGTGAGCACATGACCCCACCACCGCCCGAGAAAAAGGCAGACGAGGCCTTCCAGCCCCTTCGGAGGTTCAAATGAACGAGAACAAAGAACTGGGCCTCATCACACCCATGGAGGCGTATGCAACCA